TTCTTATGCAAACTATCGTTTGCAACATAGGATGCAATAACAATGGTAGTTGCCCATAAAAATATACTAAATATCATAGTAGAGTTATTGAAATAGGAAAACGACGCTTTTGTCATTGCCCATATGTTAATCTTATCTTCATTGTAGATTGCATTTTCTTGCTGTGTTTGTTGATTTCGTTCTGTTGCCTGCGCCTTGACAGCAACCATGCTGATGACAGTGATAGGAGCCAAGGTTTCGAGTGCCTTATTGAAAACGGGCAGATCCATGACACCGAGGGTTTTTACCACATTGTCCTGGAGGGTTTTTGTAATCCCTTGCAACTGCTCTGTATAATATGTCATACGAGTTTGTACCTGGTAGGTATTCAGTGTGATGTTTGCGTTCCACCATGTAACTTCATTATCTAGGAAGGTTTGCATAGGAGTGAGGGCAGTCGTGGGAATACCTGCGTTTTGTAGAATAGGCATTTCCGTCCTAAATTTCGCCTGTTGTGCGATAACACTGTCACGTGATTGTGTCCTGAGTGGGGCAGCGGTTGCGACTTCTTCAGGGGTTGCAGTTGTGAGTGTGCTGTTCAAGGATATTGTGGGCAGCGCTAGAGAATATGGAGACGTTGGCAGAGAAGGGAGGGATGGTAGTCCTGAGATGCTTACGGATGGTAAAGATATAGAACTTAAGGAGGGTAGCGTTGGTAGAATGGAAGTAGGCATCGTTGGTAGAATGGAAGTAGGCATCGTTGGAAGCAAGGAAGAAGCGGAAGGCATAGGTGTTACATTTCCCAATAATCCAAGACTAGTACCAGACATTCTAGAGGTACTTCTGTATAGCAGAATATATAAAATTATCCATGTTTCTTCTTCGTAACACGCCTATCCTTGAGAAGTATCTCAGGGAATCCTGATTTTCTAGTATGGTTTGCCTTCACAAAATCCGGGTATTTTTTGGCGAGTGCCTTCACAGCCGTGTGCTGGAGTTCACGGCGATTGCTGCGGCTCTGCATACCCCCTGGTTCCTTGTAGTATGCTGTCTTCGGAGATACGAAATTCAGGCGGACAACACAGCCATCCTTCAGATAAAACTTGATGGACCGTTCATAATCGTCCTTTTCACTTCTAGTAAGCTGTACCTCATTGCCAGGATTGATGCATCCCCAGAAACTTCCGATAATGAATTTCAAATCTGTGGTAACCGTCGGCTTCATGAAAAAACCGTTTGCGCTCGGATATACACCCCATAGAGAGCACTTTGCCTTCTCGCACTCTGCAAATCCCCGCTTAATAACATCCTTCAAGCTCCGGAGAGGCTGTTCGTGACGTTTTGTGGTTGTGGTATATTCAATGAATCCACGTATGTCGTCATCACAGCATACTAGCTTACGTCCCTTTGGAAAGTGATTGAAAATCCAGTTACGCACATTCGCCACACCAGGAAGACCTACCAGTATTTCCTTGTAGGTCTTAGGATCTAGAGTCTCCTTATACAAAGCCTCCTCCTCCTTATTTGCAACAACTACCACAATTTGATCGCCGGGTATTTTATAGTGTTGCAGGGTTGCGAGTGTCTTGTCACGGCATGTTTCTGCCCTCTTATATGATGGAATGACAATTGTGTAATCCATCTTCTAATATCGTGAAATACTAAAAATAAGTACTCCCATCGGATGCACTTATTTGTATATGTACGTGTTATTATAAAGCATATTTCAGGTCGCCCATGCCTGATTCCACAATGAAGAAATTGATGTTCTCAACATAGCAGTTTATGCTGTAAATATAGGAAGAATTAGGAGGTAGTGGGTACACCTGCAGATCTATATTGAATTTGCGGATAACACTGCTATTTATGGAACCTGCTGGCTGACTTGTAGGACTATTCAATTCAAACGAATATACGGGAATCCTGCGATTTGCGCCACCGTCCAGGTAGCGCCAGGATGTGAGATTTGTGTAAAAGGAGGTTGGTTTGAATTCCTGGAGTTCGTTCCCATTCGCCAAGATTCTGAGAGCACGAATGATGTCTACTTGGCCAGCTGGGACGACAAGGCCTGTCGCATTCTTCATCTCCACGAAGCTGCTGTTATCGGGGACATTGGTGGGTATTTTCGGCCTGCATAGCCAATTCCACCAGTTTGTGAAATTGGACGCATTGTTACGGTATATGAGGGAATCGGAGCGCCTGGGAAGAAGCAGGATGCGTGTAATAGGGTTATGAATGTCAAGCAGCAGGAGTTGATTATTGACGATTTCCGGAAATGATATACGTGTTATCTGACGTGTCATGTATACGAGTGGAGTCGTGGCGAATATTTTCTGCTCTTTTTCCGGTAAGAAGACATATGTCGTGTGCAGGGTTGGATTACACGACCATGTGTTCAAGGGGGGCGGTGTCATGTTTATGTCAGTAAAGAAGTTGCGGATTTGCGTATCAGCGTCGGAGGTGGTGACGAAGTCGGGGATGTTCTTCTGGATGTTCGTGAGAGGCGACATCACACGGAATCCAGGGGCCATGCGAAACCCGGAGGCATCCAATACGGTGTAAAGCTGCTGGGAAGGATTCAGATTGATGGTGACATCCACCGTGTAGTACTGGAGGCCGATGAGGGGAAGCGCACTGCCTTCCTCCGTGAACCAGAAAGGAAGCGGCACATGCACTGTATAGGCGGGGATGGACGGGGCGTTCGTCTGTGCTGCCGAAGGAACCGTGTCATCTTCATAGACGGTCGGGTACTCTCCGCCAGTCGCAGTCGGGTTTCCGTACAGACCATTGGCGGGGTCGTAGAGTTCGGGGACATCGCCGACAAGTTGCTGCCACTTCTCGAACTTGTCCTTCGGATAGTCAATAAGGGCCTTGGACATCAAGTATTCTCCGGTGAACTCTTGCACTTTATTGGGGCCGCAAGTAATGTACACGGATTGAATCGCCGCTGCACCCAGGTTTCTGACCCACTGGAACTGTGTCTGACCCGTAGGGCCTGTCTCGTAGTTGGTGTGCCGGTATTTACTGTAGATTGCCGGTATGTCAAAGGAGAAATACATGTCGCTCACCAAGTCGCCAACACGATCCACACGGGCCCTCAGCTGTACTGTCTGGTCATACGGGTAGTCGGTGACACCATCCATTAATTTACTCACGGTCTCCATGGAAAAGTGCGTGTATTTCTTGAAAGTCTTGTAAAAATAGGTCATATCGGGGTTGCCCGATAGGATCACATTTTGAGCGCCATAGGCGACAAGAGCTACTAAACCACCGCCGGGCATTCTTCTGACTGTGTAGTGCAAAAGCATGAGGCGATTACGCCCTCTGCTGTGTCCACCAACTGTCAATCAGATAGGGGGGTGTATCCATATTTGTAAGGTCAAACTTAGTACTGGGGCCCTGAATGATGTCCTTCTGTATCTCGGAGTAAGTCACTGCATATCCGTAGTAAAACATATTACTGATGTATCCAGCAAACTTTCCATTGATGGCCATGTTTTCTCCGGGAGGGATGCCCATATTGGTTGTCGTATTTTTGGCATTCGAATTATCAAAGAGGGAGGCTGCGAGGATCTGTCCGGACCCCGCCACAGAGTTGGGGAATAGTACAAGGGGCTGGTAGTTCTGGTAGGGGAGTGTTCCCTTTATGGAGAGGCGGCTAGCCAGGTTGCCGTTGATATATACCTCCAGAGTGTTCTTGCGGAGAACAATGGCGAGGTGGAACCACTTGTTGAATGTGATTTGGTCAATGTCAACGTAGTTGAACCATGAATCATATGTGTTCATGACGATACGGAGTGTAGGGGAGCCATTTGTAGTGTTCGTGGAGCTCACGAACACGCCAGGCCCCATAAGAGGAAAGGGTGATGTGGCGTATCCCTTGTAAAAGATAGTCTTCCATCCGTTCGTTCCATCATCCGTATCGGGGTGAATGTAAATGAAAGTAGTGTATGAGAATTCTATGCCGGTCAATTGATTCTCAGAATGTAGGAGCGGAAGATAGCCGGAATTAGTTGCTAGGTTCGGATCCTGCAAGAAAGCCTTCTGACCAGACGATGCATTGGATGTCACTGTAAGGATAGGCACGCGGACTGTAGAATACCCCTTCCACAACAATGTTACCTGCTCCCATGACATATACATAATATAGATTGCCGCTGTAAGTAATAATACAAGGACAATCTGCGGGAAAACTTCTCTACTAGCGAAGTCCATTCTAACAATCTAGAGTTAATTTATGTGTATTGACACTACGCCTGACAAGCAGCGCAAGGGCTTACGGAATTCACCGCATCTCCGTTGACTGCGATGTTGATACTGAAAAAGCTACCGAGCCATTTACTCAAACTGAATGTTCCGCCGGGACCTATCTGGTAAGTTCTCCAGACTTCCTCAGGGCTCTGCGCATATGCATAATAGTTGATGTAAGAGGCGAATCCCTTGAGAAGATCATTATTATCCATGCCTACATAAGCAGTTGCAGCTCCGCCCAAATAACCCTGTCTATAGACGCAAGACCGGGCAAGTTTCCCGTCAATGTAGACGTCAAGTGTGCGCCCGTTAGCGACTGTGGAAATAAGTACCCAGCGCTGGTACTCAATGCCGTTGACAATGTCGCAGCGGTCATTGACAGTATATACAGAACCAGTATTGTAGTTGTTGATCAGTGTTGAAAGAGGATAAATTTGAGAAGGGTGTGCTGTGTCTGCCGCATCTAGGGTATTGTTTATTCTTTCGCTCGCATCCATCGTGCTCTGGCGAACAACAAGTGCAGCATTCTTGGGATTCAGGCCA